CTAAATGTTCGCCAAGTAAATCCTATAATCTGTGTCTGTAAATAAGTCTGTGTATCAGCATTACTTGCGAAAGAGTCTAGCTTAATACCATCCGACCATATTTCTAGCTTATTAGGTTTAGCACCTCGTAATACTTTATAATGACGACCAGCAGTAGAAAACTCTATCTCTACTTCTAGGTTTTTACCATTAATACTATTTACAAGCTGGTCTTTTTTAACTTTACGAAAAGGACGACCATATAAAGCAAATATTAATGCGTCAAGTATGGTAGATTTTCCTTCACCATTTTTACCAACAACTAATGTGGTGGTAGAACGATTAAGTTGTACTTCCGTCCACGCATTACCAGTACTAAGTAGATTTCTCCACTTAATTTTCTCAAAGGTTATCATTCAGTCGTTTCACTCTCCAGTGTTTGTGCTTCGGCATATAAACCACGAAGGAAACCTTTTATCTTTTCTTTATCAAGATTGGTTTCAACACTTTCTACATAACTAGTCAAAATATTCATAGTATCTTCTAAATTTAATTCTTCATCTATTTCGCCATCCTGAAACTCAGCAAAGTCTTCAAGTATTTTTACATCATGCGGACTCTCTTTATATATCTTTTTTAAGAACCCATCAAACTTATTAAAGTCTGTTTTATTTTGTACTATTACTTTTACATACTTCTCTTTCATAATAGAAGCATCAAAATTAGAGTAATCGTTATTTACATCATCATACTCTACTCTTTCAAACATAGTATAAGGATTCGCAATAAACTCTAAATTCATAGTTTCAGTATCCCAGATATGAAAACCTCTAGTATCCTTATAGTCTGCCCAAGTTAATTCATATGGGTTTCCTAGATAGTAAACATGACCATCGTTATTACGATGATGATAATGACCAGAATAAACTAGAGCGAATTTATTAAATCTTTCTCTATTTAAACCACCATGTGACTTAACACCTCTATGCATAACGAAACCTGATATCTCTAAATGACCCATACATATTTCAGCAGTAGAGTCCTGCATTCTTTTCATACTCTCTTCATAATTATCAGTACAGATCCATGGTAGCATAAAAATTTCACGACCATCAACTGTTATATCAGTTGCTTCAGGTATGGTAGTTATATTGTCATAATCATTTAATAGTAAGTCGATAGAATTAGTATCGTTAGTGTTCTTATAATAGGTATCGTGATTACCAGCTAACATCAACATGTTCATACCATTCTCTTTAATAGGGTCAAAGAAGAATTGCCTAGATCTTTTTAATGAATGATAGTTAATGTATTTTCGGCGATCGAATGTATCACCAAGATTTAGTATGGTAGTAATACCTCTTTCTTTTAGTGTAGGAAAGAAAGTATTAGTGTAAAACTTATCCATGTAATCTACGAAAGTGATAGCATCTCCTCTAGCACCGAAATGTAGATCGGTAATAATAGCAACTTTACTCATTAGTTTCGTCCATAGCATCACTAAGTGGTGTGGACTTTTTTTCCTGTTTCTTTTTCTCTTTTGCTTCGAAGTAAGGATCGAGTTGTTGATTCTTTTTCATATATTCAATATATGCGTTAGTTCCTTCTCCATCTTCACCTGCTTCCATAAATGCGTCAACATCCATTTCAGCTATTAGTTTTTGTTTCACATAAGTCTGTTTCTTTTCTTTCTTAATCCTGCGTAGGAAAGCATAGAAAATAATCTGTGTAAAGTATGAGAAAGGGTTTGCTGATTTATCTGGGTCAAAGTTATGTATATATTGAATACAGTTTTCAACTCCATCTAATATCATATCATCCCGATAAGTATAGTTAATAAAGTTTGGTTTATAGGAAAGGTGTGTACCAATCTTTAGTAAACACTCTCCAATATACTCAGGGATTCTTGGTTTGTCTTGTTTAGCTTTTTTTGCCTTTATGCATGCGTCCTTATAATCTTTCAATGCTTGTAAGAACTTTTTATTATCTACATAATGTTGTGGCTTCTTTTTAGAAACTGCCATGTAATATCTCCATTCATAATCACTATTCTATATAAAGTTTTCTTAAAAGTAAACTATATTTTTTTTTATTATTAATTTGACTTTTAAGATTTTGGTCGCTAATATATGGGGTGTAGGGGGTTAAGCAATATAAAGTATATATTAAAACCCAACAGACTCTCCACAACCACAGGCAGCAGTAGAATTAGGATTAATTATCTTAATGTGCGAACCTGCGAAATCTTCTTCGTAATCGATCTCGGAACCCATAACATACACTTCTGCTAACTTATCAATTATGATTGTATCTTCGATAAGGGTGCCATCGTCGACTTCGTTTGTTTCTTCCCATTTATAAGTAAACCCAGCACAACCTCCACCATCGAGGGCGAGTCGTGCATATTTCATGCCAGACTTCTCAAGTCTTGCTTGTATATACTGTTTTGCTGGAATCGTTATGCTTATCAATGTATCGTATCTTTTTTAATTATGTTTCCTAGAAGATAGTCTAGGACTTCGGATGTATCCTCTAATCTCTCTTCTCCGAGTATCTCTTCAGACCTTTGCTTCATAGCTTCAGCAGTTTTACGAAGGACTGATTGAGTATCGGATAATCTTTTCTTTGGTACTGGAACATCTATTAGTTTTTCGTACTCTTCAACTAACTCAATATAGAATGGTACTGAGTAATTGTGTAATAACTTTGTAAACATTAAGTTGTTTTTCTTGAAAGTAAATTTTCTATCCTCTGCGAATCCACAAAAAGGAGCAGCAGCAGTGACATCAACTACCATATCCTGTCTCCTATCATGTATCGTTTTAAGTTCAAAAGGATATTCTATAGATATAGTATCATCGTCTTCTGCACGAATAGTAGCCACTAGAGTCTCCCCTGTGGTTAGTTTTAATAAAATAAACTCGTCGTCTTCTTTTATTAAGTTGTTCATATATTTACCTCTACAATTTTGTAGTTAAATTTTTCTTCTGAGTAAATAGAAAGTCGTTCTGAAAAGTGTTTTAGTGTATGATTCTTCCAAGATTTCCAAGATAGGTCATCAGCGATGTCATACAAATTACAACTTTCTTTTCCCTCTTTTAATCTTAAACCTCTACCAATCGATTGTAAGTTTCTTATCTTACTCTTACTTGGCGAAGCAAAAATAATATTTTCGATAGATGGTATATTAATGCCAGTCGAGAATGTACCAAATGAAGCAACTATTATATTGTTGTCTGTATCGCCTGCTATTTCTCTGACCTTTTCCCTATCCTTTACGACAGTGTCTCCTGACACAAACCAGATGTCCTTTGAACCATCTACTTTTTTATTTAGGTTTTCGTATAATGGTATTCCATGTTTTTGAACGAACTGATATAATACTAATGTATTTCCTTTTAATGTCGAAGCAAGATTTACTATAAATTTATTTCTATTATCATTCGTAACAAGGAAGTCCATTTCATCAGCATACTTATTTGTTTTTCTACCTTGTCTTGTCAAGTCATCGTATTTTAATAATAAGCAAGTAATGTCTAAGTCAGCAACTTTCTTCTCATCCATAAGTTTCTTAGTCGTAGTCACAGCAAAGACTGGTCCGAATACACCTTCTAATACCAACTTATGTACTTTCTTTCCATCTATCGTACCAGTTGTTCCTATTCTATAATTACAGTTTGCTAATTTATCCATACAAGTCGTTAATGACCTTGCTTTAAATTGATGTGCTTCGTCTCCGAAACATACATCAAACTGAGAGAACCATGCTCTTGATTGTTTATAAACTGATTGCCATGTCGTAATTAATACTTGCTTTTCTATATCTTTCGAGAAACCAGAGTATAGTTTCTGTACATTATCGCTAGTTGACCACCCATTTATGCTAGAATAATCCTCGAAGTCGGCATATAATTGTTCCACTAATGAAGTGGTTGGTACTATGATTATGGCTTTTTTATTCTGTTCTAACAGGTATCGGAGGGTAGAATAGATTATCAGCGACTTTCCAGATGCTGTAGGGGATACGAGAAGCGTTCTCTCATCATTTAGAGCCTTGTGTATAGCTTCTACCTGATACTCTCTAATCGCTAGTTTTGACCCCTTAGACGCGAGTTCTAAAGAATCTACCCAGTTTTCTACCTCTTCGAAGGGTATTTTTCGGTCAATTACTATTAAATCCTTACATTCTACCTCATAACCCCTATCAACAGCAAATTTTTCAACATATCTGTATAATCCGAGGTAAAGTGTGTGTCGAATTCTATCATATTGCCTAATTTTACCATCCCACATCCTAGATCTGAATGCTGGAGTAAATTGAGCACCTGGAACTGAGTATGTGAAGTAATCGCAGAGCTCCTGCTCAACTGCAGGCTCAGAAAAACAGCGAATATGTATATTACTCGCTTTCTCGATCGTTATTTTAGGCACCAGATATGAATTTTTTCCACTCGATTGAGTTTTTAATGTCCCAACCTCTACTTGAGATTGATTTCATGATACTTTCGCACGCATATACCATATCTTCTAGGTAAGATATGCGAACTGTTTGGCCAATAAGGTCTTTATCGCCATGTAATAGGTCATCTTGAGCTGATTTTATGGGTTTTATGCCCTGATACTGCTCCCAACCATTTTCTTCGAGCTCTTCACGACCTAATTCCCCATGATAATAGCGAATTTTTAGTCTTCTAAGTGAATGAAACTCTGCTCTTTGCTTAGTAAGTTTTAATTTATACTCCATCAGAAATTTTAAATACTTCTGGTGTAGATTAGGAAT